TGAGATGGCCGCAGAGGTCGCAAGAAGGGAGTTGCCGGAGGGGTGGAAGGTTTCCGTGTTAAAAATGCCATTTACGGGTGACCAGAAAACTTACAAGGAAGAGGCGCAGCTCCGCATTGCTGCGTTGCAGGGGGCAGGATTTGCTTTTGCGAGGAAGATCCGAGCCGATCAGTGCTGGGTAGTGGAAAGCGACACGATCCCGCCCGCTCATGCACTCCGAGTTCTGGAGTGGACGCTTGCCATGCCACAGGCAGATGGAAGGCCCTACTACGACATTGCGGCAGCGACCTATCCCAACGGTCTCTTTCTTGGAGGCTTTGGAGATCCACGCCATCAGATTGCGGAGGATTTCCTCCCAGAGGAGAGGCAACTAAAACCCCGCCTCAAGCTCCTGCTTGAGAAATGCGAGGAGCGCATGAAGGCCATCCCTCGCCCGACCAGCTCGGAGGAGGCAGTCAAGGCACAGGCAACCGCTGACAAGGAAGGCAAGCGCATGGGGAGGCTCCGTGAGCGTGTAGAGAAAAGCCCCCCCACTGGGAATGTTTTTGAGCTGAATGCCAAAGGTTACAGACGGCGCGGTTGGATGGAATACGCATACCCAGGCATTGGGTTAGGTGCAGTCGTTCCCTCTGATTGGTGTGGCCTCGGCTGCACCCTGCTCTCCAAGGCGGCTCTCGCTCATGCCGACTATACCGGCTACGAGGGAAATGGAACGCAGGATCTTTTTCTATGTTGGTCACGCTGGCATCCCAACGGCTTACGCATTGCCTGTATCCCTCATGTCGCTTGCGACCATATCAAGAGGCAGACAGACGAAAAGACCAAGAAGGTGGAGATCGTTCACTTCAGGGCATACCATGAGCAGGAGGGTGAGTGCCGAGGGCATTTGCGTCAAACGCCCCAGCCATTTGTCTCGGTATGAGGGAAATGCTCCACAGGGATGATCCTCCCACCGATCCCAACGCCTATCTGTTCCTTTCCCCGGATTGGATTAAGGCAGGGCTGCCAGAATTAGATCCCCCATTAGAATACCCCCCCTCATCGGGGGAGTGCCGGCCTCCAATTAAGCAGGCAGCTCGTCTTTACTGAGACTTAGGATGCTTCTGCATCCCACCGCATCCTCATCTAAGGTGCGCTCCACGTCCTTAAGTGCAGCCAGTGCGGCACGATGTTTTGAAATCTCCGCATCAGGCGTATTCCCATCCAAGATCTTCTCCTGAACAACACCGATCTTATCGCGCAGCCGGCGCATGAAGTAGATCTGAAAGGCCCGGGATGTTTTAAGCTGCTGGATGAACTCAAGGTCCACTTGGGCGCGGGCGATGCTTTCTTGGTTTCCATCCGGCTCTTCGGTTGGGATTCCTTGGGACGAGGTGCTCATGGCTTATTACTGGGGTTGCGGCGTTAACTGAGGTGGCTGAGAGGCATTGAGGAGCTGTCCTTGCTGGGGCGGCGCCATGGCCGCGAGATCCAGTGGATCAATAATCGAATCAGACTGAGGCACCCTGAGGGACTTGAGCCTTGTCCGAGCATAGGCCTTTGTGCGCTCCTGGAGGGGCAGAGGGCGCGCGTAGTACCCGTCAATGACTGCATCTGCCGTATTGCCGGCCTGAAGCACCTGGCGATCCCTCTGCTGCGTGATGGAGAGGCTGACATGCAACGCCAGATCCCGGATATCATCCGGGGTCAGCTCGATAATCTCTTGGGCATCCCCGTTGAAGTAAGTGAAGATCTGCCGTGCATCCATCTTGGAGAAGATGGTGTCCACCACGGAGGACAAGGCGGCTTGCACTCCGGGAAAGAGGCGAAGCAGGAACATGGCAAAGAGCTCTTGTCCTGACTCGCTTACTTCATTGATCCCGGTCGCCGTATTGGCAGAAGGCAGCCCTGAAATCTGCTGGTCGGCCCCATTGACCACGCCACTCTTGATCTGCATCAGCTGCATGAACAGTTCGATCTGGGCCTTAAGTTCCCCTGTGTCATCGGGGAGTGTGACGTAAGAGAGAGCCTGCTCGGGTTTGTAGCCCTCTCTGAGCGTGTAGGTTTTCCCGTTGTTGAGTGTGAGGGCTGGATCGCGCTGCCCCTCCATGGTTGCCCAAGGACTCCAGAAGGTGACGCGGCCGCTTCCACCGTCGCGGAAATTGCGGCGGTTAATCTGAAGGTCGATGAATTCCTGCTCGGGATCGAAGTACTCCATGGCTCCCATTCCGTACCAACGGCCATCCACCGCCATCGGGCGGATCACCTCAAAGGGACGCAGCCCCCGGAGGGTCACGTTTGCAGTGTACTCGTAGAAGATGGGGACTTTGTTTCTGCGGTCGATCACCAGCATGATCTCTTCTTGGATGCCGTCGCCATCAGCATCATAGGTGAGCCAGCACTCAGCAATCTGACAGGTAGGGTTATTGGGAGACCCCTCGGTGTCCTTCTCGTAGAAGTCGTGGCGGGGTTGCCCCTCACTGCTCTTACGCAGGGATGATTCGGAGATCATGTTCCTGAGGAGCTCCACGGCCGCCTGAAGATCGGAAACTCCGTCATCCCCACTGCCGAGCTGATTAGCAAACATCTGAGCTACCTCCATCACGCTCTTGTCATAGAGGTGGGCGATCAGGTCAGCCTCCCCGGGCTGGATGCCGGGAGCGTCAATAGGACACAAGAAATCCTTATAATAGCAGACCCTCGAATCGGGCCCCTCCCACGTCACGAGACGACGGGAGATGACATCTGTTTTCCAGATTGGATTGGGCGGTAGGAGGGTTACTCCGTCACGCTTGAGGATCTGGTTCCCAGTGGGAACCATGGGCATATCGTCAGCGTCATTGTCGGGCTCTTGCCCCGCGTCGTTGTCCGTATCCTGCTGCATCGGCTGCCCCTGAGGGGCGGGAGGTGTCGCTGCCGGAACAAGCTCCGGAATCCAGACATCCTCTTGAAGAATGTAGTCGCCATGGGCATCTAGGATGGCTTCCCCTGACTCATCCACCAAAAAGGTAGCCGTCCTCTTGTAAATCTGGAATCGCTCTTGGTGAGTCGTCTTGACGACAGCCTCTCCGCGTACCCAGCTGAACTCAACGGCTTGGCAGTGACGCTCCTTGACCTTGCATTGCTTGGAGACGTAGCGGGCGTACTTCTTCACCTTGTCTGCCAGCTCGGCATCCTCGACGCCAATTCCTTCGGCATTGAACCACTCATCATCATCCGGCTGCCCGTAGAAGAAGGAGCAACTTTTTGCAACCATCTGGGCCGTAATCCGTTGAGAGAGACTGGCCGTCAGGTTAGAGTGCTCGTAGATCGTATTTCTTACAGCCCGATCGGCAACGTGATTGTAGTACCGGGCGGTGTATTTCTCCCGCTTCCCAAAGAAGGAGTAAGGATCGCACGTCAGGGTAAACTGATGGCCTCCGATGTTCCTTGGCGCCTGATTGACTTGGCGCTTCCCGAGCTGATTCTCAATCTGCTCAAGCCTCAGGAGAGCATGCTCAACCAGCGCCGTTTCTTGATCCAAGGTCAGCTTGTAAGCTGTCCCGAATGGCATCTTGGGCGCATCGGGGTTAGGCGGCAGCGTCGGCAGCTTGCTGGAAAGATTGTCGACCTGTGAGTTGGCTGTGCCTGAGGTATTCATGAATGGCGCTTTGCTTGGGTTACATTGGCAGCGTTTCGCTGTCAATCTTTGCCTGAGATGTGCTCCTTTGGCCGGCAAGGTGACCAAAATACCAAGACGGACTTGGTGGAAGCTCCGGTGTCTCCCGGATTTCACCGCAGTTCGTCCAAGTCTTGAGCTCGTGGATCAGCGGCAGATGGAACTCCCGGCCCACTCCAACCCTTAGCTGATTATCTATATTATCCCTGATCCCGCTCTTTTTCAGGAAGGCTAGGATGCGCTTCGCTGATTCCAGGCTTGTGATGTATCCCTCTCCCCATGTTCCCAGTCGGATGACGTTCAGGTCGGCAACTATGTCAAACATCATGGCTGCCCTTTCCGCCATCTCCGCGAACCCCTCATAGAGGCAGACGTCATCTTCCAGCAGGCACATTAGTGGGATCTCTTCTTTGACCTGCTTCTCTAAGCAAAGGTAACGAGTGAGCCAGCACGCAAGGGACCCATAATTCCCGAACAATACGCGATGGAACTCAAGTCCGGTGGATATCAGGGAGCTTGTGGTCTCCTCCACATCAAAACCATTGATTGCCTCAAATACCTCAATCTCGGGAATGATTCCCTTCATTTCCTGAGTAAACTCATACCGCTCCGATGGGTTTTTCTTGGAGTAAGTTTTTTCTCCACGGGGCTTGTTCATGAGGGATTGGACGATGAATTTCATGGGTGTCATTAGTTGGTGTTGCGTTTAGCGATATAGATTGGGTTGAAGATCCGCTGCCTTGCCTCATGGCTTGCAGACTCGAAGGCGTTTTTCACTCTCTTAAGGTCTTCCAGTGTCGGGTTGCTGGCGCTGCGCGGATTCACGACGCCTCGGAGCTTCGCTGAGGCAAGCCTGCCGGCGGCCACCTTGAATCTCTTGGTCTCCTCGGCGGTCATCTGGACATCCTTGCCCTTGGCGTCCTTGAAGATTGCCTGCGGTGACTGGGGGGCCCATGCCTCGGTGGGATTTGCCCTGTTCCAGTTCAAGAGGAGCTTGTCACTGGCACGAAGCGTCTCATCGGAAGCAATCGGAGTGCTTAAGAAGAGTCGCGTGATCGGATTCCCGGACTTCTTGATCGGCTCCCCATAGGGGTTGATTTGCTCCTCAGCGAGCCCGCTAGCGGGAAGCATCGTATAGACTGGAGAGGCGTGCCTAGAGTCCCTGACATACTCATCCAGCGAGCGGAGAGGGGAGCGGATGATGTTGGGCACGATCGCCTGAAGCACTCCTTTCTTGACTGCCTCAATAGGGTCGGTTTTCCCTCGCGCCAGATCGCTGATGGTCGAGGCGCCATTCAGGAAGGTCTTTCCATTGGCTTGATCCAGCATGTAGCCCCAGAGGGCATTCATGTTGTCAGGGGTCGTCCCGTTTCTCTTGATCCCCTTGATGATGTCAATGGTAGTGCCAAGGACGGTAGCGATGGGCTCAATGCGGCCGTAGGGGATCGTGACGCCATTCCTGCCGCCAATTCGGATCACGTATTCTCCACTGAAAGCTCGCTCATTGAGTCCCCGGATGCCGGCGCTCTCCTTGCTCCTTGGATGGCTTCCCGTGATGAGAAGCTGCTTATCGTCGTCATCGTCATCGCCTTGCGCCGCTCCGAAAAGAAGCGCCCCGGCACCCCATGCAATAGCCTGCTCAGCAAGATCACGGACAACCTCGGGGTGACCCTCCAGGTACACCTTGCCGTTCTTCATGGAGTAGAGTCCCTTGGCGGCTTGGGCGGCCAGATTAAAGGCTCCCATCGGCGATTTCCGGATACCAATGCGGAAGATATTGTAAGGGGTTCTCACGAACGGGAAGAACACGCCGAGCATCTTATTGCTATCGCGCGCATCCTGTAGCTTGGAGGCCATGTCTTCAAACATGTTGGCCCCATCGGATCCTCTCTTGAGGTCTTGCTGGAAAGTCATCTCCCTGGAGCTCTCCACGGCCCTCTGCCACGCTTCCTCTGTCCACCCTGATGCCTTGGCTGCATCGTAGGCGGCCTGCTCGCGGGCCATCTGCCATGCTTCACTTCCGCGGTCCTCAATGAGCTCTTCGGGGTCAATAGTTTCATCCCTTCCTGCCAGTCTCTCAGCGAACCAGCGCACGGAGTCCTTGGTGACGGCCACCTTGGAGAGGTTTTCTGCAACCACTTCACCTCGTGTCTTCGAGAGGGTCTCAATGCGGTCGCTGAGGGCCTGGCCTTTGAGGCCCTCGGCCTTGGCGATACGATAGGCCATGGCGCCAGCTTCCATCTGTCCAATAGTCGTCTTAAACATCGAATCGGAGAACAGGAGTGAGCGCATGGGGATGCGGACGGTTTTCCCGGTCTTTCCTCCAATCGCAGCCTGACTGCCCCCTGTTTTGTCGTACCTGTCCATCTCCAGGGGGGTTCCCAGCGCCGTGTGCTCGAAGAAGTCGTGCTCGGAGCTCCAAGCCCTTGCCCCCATGGCGTAGCCTTTCGAGACTCCCGGCATGAGCCCTTTCATCAACCATTTGAATTCCCCGAAGCTAGCGGATTTGCTGTCTCCGATCGCTAGATTGACGAATGCCTCCATTCCTCGCTGAAGAGTGAGATTGAGTGCTGCACTTCCCAAGTTGCCGGTGATATTGGCCACATGGGTTTGCGGCCCCGAGAGGATGCCGGCAATCCACAACTCATAAGCCTTATCTAAGAATCCGACATCCCCCCGCGCCTCTTGGATAGCTTTGGCAACACGCATGACATGGGCTGGATCCTCAACATTGAATTTGGGTTTTCCCTGTTTCTCATTTGAGACAAACCCAAGGCCATTAATCCACTTCTGAAATTCCGCCTCAGCTGCGGATTCACTGACCTTTTTCCCCGTCATCAAAGTGGCCTTATCAGCTTTGGCGCCAGCCTGGAACTTAGCAAAATGATCTTTTCTGAGCTTGGCGATGCAGTCATCCTTAATTTTCTGGATTTCTGCTGTCTTTAGGCCAGTTGCCTTGGAGATAGCATCTAGGGATTTATTTTTGATAAGCATATCAAACGCACTACGTTTGATTTCCGATACCCCCGATGCCGCTCGTGAAAGAAGGGATCGAAGTTCGCTGATCATCTTTTTGTCAGCCAGTTGCATCGTTACTCTCTCCCCCATGATGTCTTCAGGGGTGATTCCTTCAGATTTGAGTTTTTCTAAAACGCGACGGGCTTCCTCATCAATAAGGGCAGCCTGCTTGGTGGGATCATTGGATGCGGCCTTGATGTCCTTTTCTGCCTTCTTGCTCGGCTTCATCATCATGTCGATCAGGAAGTCACGGTGACGCTGAGCGGGAGTCATGAAGGGGTCATTGCGCGAGGCGAGAGCCCTTGCGGCGACCGATCCTGTTGCCCTGTAGGCATATTGGAAGACATTGAAGGCCTTTTTGTTCTCATCAGTGGGCTCAGCCACCATCTTCCGGCGGAGCTTATCGGCGATGATGCCGGCGGCCACGGTCTCCTCGGGGGTCAATGAGCCTCCGGAAAGGCCCTTACGCTGGATGTCGGAGTGAGTGCGCTCCGGGTCCTTTCGGATCATTCCTTGGGCTGCATCCTCCCATTGGGCCCGAGTCTCCTTGGGGGCGGTGTCGGTGTAGTACTGATCAACGGCCCGGGTCTCCGGGTTGCGGGCTCCGTAAGCCAGATCAGGCCGACCTATCTGCTTGGGCTTTCCGCTGCCTTCTTCACTGATGGCGCGATCCCTGAGTCCCCCAATCACGTCGTGATCAAGCTCCTCGTTCAGGCTTCGCATGATCTGATCAATATCGTCGCCATCCGCATCTTCTTTGGGGGCGCTTCGGGAAAGAAGGCTCCCGATATCAGTGATTCCTTGGCTCCTGAGATTGCCTTCCAGTCTGCGCATGGCAGCCTTCTGGAGATTATTGACGGCCTGACGGCTTACCCCCATGGCATCGGCAATCTCTTGACCATTTTGGCCATCAAGCATCCCCCTCACGGCCATCTGCATCCTTTCAGGCAGCTCTGAAATGGAGTTATTCAAAAGAAGCTGGGATTCGTTCATGGCAGCCTGATCGGAAGCCAGTGGGGTATTTCCATCGGTGATCTGGTCTTTCCGGGTTACCTCGTTGCCCTGGAAGTCGTTCCTAATGGATTCATCCAGCGTGGTTTGAAACCGATCGGCATAGCGGGACTCGACGCGATACAGGTCACGCAGGGCATTCTTGGCGGCAACTCCAGCGTAAGCCTCGAAGGGAATCCCCTTGGAGGGATCGAAGCTCTTGGCGGCGTTGGCGATGGCGAGCCTCGCCTTCTGCCGGGCCTCGTCAAAGCTGTAATTAGGCATTCCTTTGAACTGCGCGGCCGTGCGGCTAATCAGTTCCTGAGACTCCCTGAGTCTCTGGGCGGGACTCTTGAGCCCATCCTCACGCGCCTTGTCGAAATCAAGCTGAAGCTGTTCAGGGGATTCCTGGGTAACTGCTCCGCTAGCTCCATACGCTTCAGGGGTTTCCAGAATCCCGGCAGCGTACATGGACTTCAGGTCCTTTGTCCCAATATCCATCAGGGAGATATTGGTGTCCTGACAGACTTGACGCACCTTTTTGATGACCTCAAGGACTTCCGACCTGGGCTTCCCCCCAAGATCAATGACGACACCGTAGGGGGACTCCCTGCCTACCCCCATAGAGATCGCGTTAGCGACCGCCATCTCATCAGAAGTTCCATTCGGGACGCGCTCCACGGCGGACACCATGCCGCGCGTATTGAGATAGAGAATATGGGCTGTGGTTTGGCCTGCGCCTTGGCGCAGATTTGCGATGTAGGCGGGAGCCGTGTTAGAGTCCAGCTTGTACAGCGCATCCCTCTCCACCACCTCCCAAGGGGCCTGCTCGCTGTCGGGGATCTCAAAGGTCCCCTTTCGCTCATAGGAGTAACCGGTCTTCCCGTTGGTGATGACGTGATCGAATCGCTTGATGCCAACCGCCTCCAAGGCCCTTCTGATCATCGGGGTCACTTTGTTGTCGGCATTGGACGGAGCGGGGTCTCCGCTCGGGTGATTGTGGGCGATTAACGCAGAGACGATACCTGGGGATTTCTCCTTGGCTTTTTGGAAAGAGATCAGGATATCCCTTGGCGAGGCGACGGACTCATTCACTGTTCCAACAAAGAGAACCTGGCTATGGATAACTCGGTCATCCTTATCCAAGAACGCAACCTTCAGGCTCTCCATGTAGGGAGAGCGGAGGGGCATCAAGGCTGACGCAAAATCCTCAGGGCTTCTGACATAGGCCCCGTCGATATTAAAGCCAGGGATCTCTCGGCTTAATACAGAGTGGACCAGCGAGGAGATCTTGTTTCCGCTCTCTTTGAAGGCTTCCTTGGCCCCGCCGGGGAGCCCTACCTTGAGTATGGAAGGGGTAGCGTCAACTGGCTTCTCACCGGCGCCTTCTTGGCGTGGTAGGCCCTCATTGGGGTCGGGTCGATTCTGGCTATCATCCGCTCCTTTCCATGAAAAGAGATCACCGTAGTCTTGGCCTTTTTCGGCGAGCCGGTCGATTTCTTCAAGCTGTTTGCTGATTTCATAAGTGGCCTCCTCCACCCTACTACGTTCCAAGTTGGATTTCGTCAGGTAGTTTTTTAAAGAATCTTCATCGAGCGGGGCGCGTCGGGACCTAAGGGAGACTCCTTTCTCTGTTTGCTCGGCCTTGAGTGTCTGGAATAGGTTCTCAAAAGCTCCATTGATGGCCGTGCGCTCCTCGCCCTCCGGGAAGGGGCGGAGATTCCAAAGGCGATATTCCGGCAGCCTGTTGTCGGCGCCATAAGAGAGGAATTCGCTCTTGTTGCCTGTATCAGCAATCCGATCCTCGACGTAAGCCGCGAAGGCACGCGCTGCCAGCTCATGCGGAGTGGTCCAGTAGTCCGTGACGGCGCCTTGGTCGATCTTCTTGGCATCCATCGCGTAGTTGCTAGGAACCGTGCGGGTTTTGGTTTCCTGCTTCTCTGCGGATTCAAGCATGGCGATCCTCTCCCGATAGCGCCTCATGTAGGCGGAAAGGTTATTGAGCGCCCCGCCTCCCTCTTTCTGGAATCCAGCGCGTCCACGGACCTCTTTATAGAGGCTATTGAGCGCCTCTAGGTTGTCATTGGTCCAGCGGGTCGTGTATCCATAGCGCGACCCCTTGCTGTCGATGCTGCGCCACTCCGTCTCAAGGTTCTCCCCGTTGATCATGGGAAGGGTCAGCTCATCAAACTTGGCAAGCTGGGCCTCTGTTGCCGGCTTGTTGTTCCTCTTGTAGTAAGTGGCATCAAGCTGGCGCGACAGGCTATCCCGGAGTGATTTGATCTCGTTCCCCAAGCTATCCCGCGTGCTTTTCACAAACTGCTCGGCCTTGGCGCTATCTTCCTGAAATTGGACGGCGCGGTACTTGATGGTTTTCATCAGTCCCTCATACGCCTCGCGCACTTCTGGACGAACCTGTGATTTGTACCCGAAGCCGTGGGAGGAGTAATCCCCCTCCCTGGAGGTGGCTGGGAAGACAAGATTCCCATCCTCGTTGCGGACCATCTCTCCCTTGGCCTTGCCATCCAATCGAGCCATGTAGTGATCGAAAGCATGGAACCACTCATGGGCGAGCGATCCGGCGCCGCTCATCTTGGTCAGGTTGATGGCTGCATAGGTCCGCTCATAGTGAGCCTTAGCCCCCTGAAGCCCTTGCCCGCGAGCTCCGAATGCCAAAGCAAGATCTCCATTTAAGCTGATGGCCTTGGCGGGAATGCCGAGCGTCTCGGCTAGGTCATGAAGACCATCGTAGGCGTGATCCAGCACCTCTTGGCGCTCATTCCCTTTCTCACCCTCTTGGCGCATCCAGTTTCCAAACTCCACGCCACGGAACCCGAAGGCATCCTGGAAGAGTTGCGCATCGGCCGGCCCCTCACGCCTGGCGGCCCCTGTACGAACGGCATTCTCGGGTGTGGCGAAGAGCTCCTCCCGGTGGGAGGTTTTGGTTTCAATGATCTCTTGAGCATGCTCCGCCATGTAGCGAAGGGCATCCTCCCGGGTTGGAAACTCCTTCTCGACGACTTGAACGCGCTTCTGGTCACTGACTTTCCGCCAGATGGTGTACTTGTGCTCGGCGTCTTCCTTGGTGGGCAGGCCGGATCCAAGGCTATTTTTGATCTGGTCAATCTGGCCTTGGACTTCCTGGGCCTTGGCTTGTTCCTCGGGAGTCAGGATTCCGCCATTCTCTTTGATCTTGTCGTAAACATCCTGAGCGATATCCCCCTTATCGAAGGCCTTCTGGTACATGTCGCTCATCATGGCCTTCTGAAGCAGGGCGCCATGCTCTTCCTTGAGGGCTTCTACCTTAGTGGCGATATCGCTAAGTTGATTGGCGGCCGCCTTGCGCGCGGCCTCATTAGCGGCCTTTTCCTCGGGGGTGAGGGGATTGACCCTCTCCATGCGGACATCGTGATTCCTTGAGACGGCTAAAAGCGGGATAGCGGCCTCGGCCTCTTCCTTGGAATTGAACGGACGGCCTATGTCCTTGGGTTGGCCCCTCCAGTCCTTCTGCTTGTTGTCAGAGATCTGCCACTTGCCTTCCTCAGAGGCGTCCATGCTCTTGGCGATCTGAGCAATGTCGTAGCGGCGAGCCCATGCGGGGCGCTCATCGGTGCTCTTGGTGACGCCCGTGGGACCCGTCTTAATCGAGGTATCCTTGCGGGCGCCGCCGATCTTCTCCCCGAAGTCAGTGATGGATCCGGGCTTTGCGGCCGGGGCGGCGGCCGGTGCCGTGGCCTCATCTACTAATTTCCTACTAATTCGTTTATAATTAGCAGTTGGGGCGCTCGCCTCCTCTGACGGGAAAAGCTTCAGGGCCTCGGGGGCAGTCAACCCGAGATCCTGCATGGCGGCTTCCTGCTTGGCGTGAGGGTCAGTAATCCCTTCCGTCTCCAGGGCCTTCTCGTAGGTTTCGGTCTCCTTCCTTGCGTGAATGAAGAGATCAAGCTGGTCGTCAAAGAGGTCAGGCTGGCCTGCCGACTTTGGAGCCCGTCGGGAGAAAAGCGACTGACCGTCACTAACGGACTGGCGCATCTCTGGGGTGATGGAGATTTTCCAGATCGGGGTTGTTCCGATCCGTTTGATTGCCTCGGCGCGAACATCATCGGAGTTATCCCCGACACTAATTGCAGAGTTATCTTCACGATATGCCGCAAATGCCGTTGATGCGTCTCCTTCAATAAAGAACTTTTCTTTTGGAATCCCACCCTGTTCAACTTTTGCGCCCCATTTCTTAACGTACTTGCCAATCTCTTTAGGAAGGATCTGGTCATAGAATCCCTTCATGCCCTCTCCACCAACCTCCAGATTTGTGCCACGAAGGTCCATGGCTCCGGAGAAGTTGTCCTTTTCCCCTTCGCCGTCCACAATCTTCTGGGCTACCTCTTTGCCGACATTATCGGCTAGTTCTGACTCAGGGATAGATGCGCCTAGCGTCTTCCATTCCTCATTCCGGCCCTTACCAATATATTTGATCTGATAGGTTCCGTCGGACTTTTTGGCGTAGCGGAGAGCATCGACCTTGGTGGAGAGCTTGTAGCGGTTCGCCTGAGTCTCTCCATCTGTCCATCCAATCCAACCCTTCCCGCTTGCGACAGCATCGCGCAGGGCGCGTTTAAACATCTGGACCGGCCAATCCTTACGGAAGGGTGCGTCAGCAATACCGACATCACCAGAGCCAAGCTCGTTGATTCGTGACTGGACGGCATCTTTTTCTGATCCATCGGGAAGTGAATCTCTTTGTTCTAGCAGTGATTGAAGCTCTCCCTCCTTGTCTTCCCGGTACCCTTTCTCGCGCCCCGCCTGATGCCTATCGGACTGAATCTCTTCAATGAAGAGGCCATCTTCCCCAGTTGAGTCTGTGCGCTCATTGAGGCGCATATGGGCGACGTAGTTTGGGGTTTCTGCAAAATGAGAGGAGCGATAAACCGGCTGAGTTGGAGTCGCGAGCATCTCGTCCTGGGAGGCTTTCCCAAGGAGCTCTTCTTTCGTGCCCGCCCCCTCACGATAAACCCATCCATCTTTGTCCCAGATATTCCAGGTGCCATCTTCCATCTGTCGCGGCTCCATGCCTTTCTTTAAGGAAAGGTCGCTTGACCCGGGCATCGTTAGAACTACCTCCCTATAATTCTCTCCTCCCGGAAGAGTCCACTTGGAGTACTTTGTTGGAATTGGCTGATTCCCTCCGGATGTCTGATCAGTGACAGCATCCTGAAGCTCCTCGGGAAGCTCTTCGAAGTCATCATACTCTCCGGTGGATCTATTGCGGTAGGTGTAGCTTTCATCCTGAGCGTCGTACTCCAGCTCGTACCCCTGATCAGCGAACTGCTTGGTCAGGTCGTTGGCTTGAGTTGACACTTCCTTAAACTGCACCTTGCCGGCGCCGCGGATGTACTCCATCAGTGCATCCTTGGGCACCTTGCCGTCGTTCTCTGATGCGAGCGTGTCGATGATGTCGGAAATCCCGCTCCATTTAACCTCATCGGGCTTGATGCCGCTGTCAGGCTTGCTGATGAGCGCCCTGACCTGTTCCGCTGTGGCGGCCTTCCCTTGGATCTTGGATGCCAAGACATCCTCCATCTTGGAGTAAAAGCCCTGATCATCCGTCTTTGCCAATCGGGACTGGATCGCCTTGGCGGCTTCCTTACTCTCGCTCTTTTCCGCTCGACGGGAGAGTAGGGAGAGCTGGTCGGCCGGAGATGTCTTGGGGGTGGGCTTGGCCTCCTCTTGGCTATCCAGTGAGAAATCTGGCGTCTTGCGAGCCTCGTCAAAGAATCCCATGAAGTGCTGGCCGGAGCGCTTCTCCAGATCAGTCAGCTCGTCGGTCTCGTAGCGGTTCAGCCCCTCAGAGCGTTGCTTCTCCTGAAGCTTGCGCAAGCGCGCCGCTTCATTGTTGGAGGCATTGCTACGGGAGAAAAGAGCCGAGTCGTATTGGCCCTCCTCCAGCGCCCTCTTGGACTCTTTTGCCGCCATCTCGGCGAGGAATTCACCGATCTTCTTGGCGCTCCTGTTCCTAGAAGCTAGCTCCAAGAGGAGTTTTTCGGCCGCAGGATTATTGGTCCGCAAGAAATCATTCTGATCGAGGAATGTCTGGAGTGAGTTCCCGAACTTCTCGGCGTCTGCCTTGAAGGCCAGGAGCGTCTCGACGGCCGGCTTCAGGATATCTTGCCCGATGTCTACTCCGCCTTCTGCCTTGGTCTTCGCCAGCTCGGGAGCGGCATACATGATTCCATCGGCCAGGTTCTTCACTCCGCCGGTGTCTTCTACCAGACGGGTGATTAAATCGGTGTGCTCGGGCCCAAGGGCGTAAGCCAAAAGAGATCCACGGACGCGGGCCTCGAATTCCTTATTGAATTTCCCGTCGCTGCTCTTGAGCTCCCTGGGGGCTGAGAAGGAGCGGTAAATAGCCTGAAGGGCATCCCTGTTTTGAGGGAGATCCAAGATATTCCCGTTTTCGGAAACGTGGAGGCTCGTCAGGAGTCTCCCGTCGCGAATGCGGGCCATGAGGTTGGCATCGGAGGCGGCAAGCTCTCCCTTGCTCATCCCTTCCACATTGGAGTCGCGAACCAACCCGAGGAGTCCAGCCCCGTTCTCGTTGTAGTCCCCAAGGTCAGCGAGTTCTGCCGCCCAAACGGGGTCCTTCATGGAGTCTACCTTGGCGATCTCTTCGGCGCTGTAGCCGTTTCTCTTCATCTCCTGCTTGATCCAGGCGCGATTCTTTTTTGCAGAAACGCCATCCTGCTCGTACATCAGGGATTGGGCATTCTGCCGCCCATGGCCGGAAAGGTTCACCATCTTGCCATTCATCCGAGCAAAGATGATCGGCCCCCGGTCAGTGAAGTCGCCGGCCTTTGCCAGGGATGGTTTCCACTTGTGGGCCATCTGGGCCTCCTGCTCTTTATTGGAGGCGCGTTGGCGGTTGCGGGGCTGAAGCTCTGTGCCGGCAGAGGATTGAATCTCTGAAAGCTCGACGGGCCCGGGGCGACGTAGCCGGACGTTGATATTGCTCTTGGGGACGACCGCGTTCCAGTCTCCCTCCTGCTCCGGAAGCCCGGATTCGCTTAGTTCTGTTGGAGCATTTCCGCCCCCAGATACTCGGTCTCCAGATCCAGGTAATCCTGAACGTCCTTCCGAACCAAGTGTTTCCCCGAGATCCGACCCGATATCATTAGTCCCACGTACCAATGTGCCACCATTTTGGCGCGCTTGGCCCTTCCCTCTGGCGTCTCTGGCGTATCTGGTAGCACTGGTCTTCCTTGCATATGCCTCCTGATACGAAGCGAGTTGGCTTTCGTCAACACGGGTTCGCAAAGTTTTTATAGATTCCCTGATCTGAGCGCGGATTTGCTCCACATTGGAGATATCCTCCTCCTTGGCGCCACCTTCCCTCATGCGCTCCGAGAGCTTGGAGAAGTACGAGAAAAGTTTGGCAAGGTGCTCGCGGATCTGATCTATGAGCTTTTGTCCAAGTGTCTGCTCGGTAAGCACTTTCCCGTCAGCAATGATCCTTCCTCCCCTGTCCACAGCGATGTCATGCTGGGCTAGCATTCGCAGAAACTCATGTCCCAGCTCGAAATCCTCGTTAGCCATTGCATTTTCGCTGTAAATGCCGCGGACGTGATTCTGGAGTTCCTTGGGAAGGGACCGGAAGAGATCAGCGGCCTCGGCATCAGCATGGTCTTTTTCAGTTGGGGTGTCGGACACCTTGCTACCACGGAATGAGCCAACGCTTCCGATGATTGACTCTTTGGATCTCGCGGAGAGCATGGAGCGCTCGGACAAGATCTTGTTCCCAATGGCATGAATCGCCTCCTCGCTGATCAGGAGCTTGGCTCTCTCTGGGTCATTGAGCAGGACGTCGTAATTGCCGACCTTGCGATTCAGGATATCATCC